GGACACTGACGTGTTTGATATTTATTTGGGATACAGGTGTGATCCTTTTGTCAAACTTCTCAAAGAGCGGGGGTTCAACTCTTGGATGAGAACAATTACCAATAGACAAATAAATTTCTAAATGTATAGTAATAAAAAAACGATGTCTATGCCAATGTTAGCAGGTGTTGGACTTTTGATGGTATGTTGTTCCTCAAGTTCGGCTATGATGATGATGATGGGTGGTGAAGAAACCACAACCGCGGGTGCTGGAGCAGGAGCAGGAGCTGATGCTGGTGCGGGTGATACTGAAGAAGATACCACCCCCAGTATGCTCAAGTGTCTTGACACACGAAAACGTGGTGAGAAAGGGTGGACAAATGCTAGTAATGGTCGAGCCGCATACACCGAATCTGAGGCTCGTGCCTTATGTGCGGGTAAGAAGTATATGTCTCTCGAGTGCCCCACCACAGATGGTTATGAAGTGTGGTGTGCCGATGATATCAGTGATATGCCTGTATTAGCTGATGCTGAATGTATGGGTACTACCAGTGATACCTCCATAAACAATGGTAAGAATGGTGGATGCGACGCAGGAGGGGGAACATATATGACAACAGAAGGTCTTAATATGGGTGGTCATCATCGTGGTTCGCTTTATGAGATTTAATTTCTAATGTAATATTAACAATATGTCGCAACGACTTGGTATGGCCGATGGTCGGTGTTTCACCATGAACTCCTCAGCCCAACTCTTCAACAATTATGTTATGAAGCAAAATGGTATCTCTTTCGAAGATAACTACTCTTACCGTAAGCTCCTGCAATCCCAGGGTCCTCAACTTCTCTCGAAGATCCAAGAGGTTCAAGGTAAGCAAGATTGCAACAACTGCAACGTACCCCTTCTCAAGATGCCCGACGTGTACTAAGTGAGAAAAATCCCCAAAAAAACTTTAAAACCATCCTATAGAATGTCAACATGTTCCATATGTCTCAGTGAAGTCCGGTGCACGAGGAAAAATCCTCCAGCCCGGTGTGGACATATGTTTCATTCCCACTGTCTACAGGAGTGGAAAGACCAAGGTAAGAATTCATGCCCAATTTGTCGAAAAATTATAGATGGTACACAGTTTAAAATTACTGTCACAGTACAGAACAATTACACAGGAACGGCGAATTCTGCGTCCTTGAATGAGGATTCTATATTTAACGTCCTAGACCTATTTGACATCAATTTTGATGTAGACGAAGTACCCGACCTAGATAGTATTTTAGCGGACCTTGGGGTGAGTCTGTCCGACTTTGATTCCAGTATCCTTGACGCAGAATGAACTACAATACTTTTCGTAGTTTAGACCTGGATAGTCCCTCGAAGCCTTCCGAGGGTCAGTGATGGCCTTACCTTTAGCATCAGTCAGAAGTGGACCAGTAGCCCAACCACGCTTGTGACTGAAGACATTGGCCCTAAATAGTACACGCTTACCAACATTGAACGGACCCCCTTTCTTTACCCGTGATTCAGGAACCTTGAAGAACTTGGCGACAGCTTTCATGGTGTCCCCAGGTTTGATTTTATACTCCACCACACCATGTTGTTTGTAGAAGTGGAAATCCCCTTGTCGGATATAGTTCATGGGCCTCCCAGGAGAAACAAACATCATAACCTTGAAATACCCTTTTTTGCATTTCTCATCGGCACCCGCCCTGTAAATCTTTTTGGGGTTGTCAGAAATAACGCGACCAGGGAGACCAGTACAGTGGGTATAATTATGCTTTCCACTCGAAAGTCCAGAACGATCACCTGGGATGGACTTTTGCCACCTATATGCTTCATAGTCCCCAACCGCATACGCATAGCAATTATTGTTTCCAATACCCTTTGGTGTAGACCACCGCCTGTTTGTATACCTACTCTCTGAGCCACTCAGGGGAAGAGGACTCATTTGTAGTTAACCTAGAAAAAAATATCCACATGTAATAAATGATTCAAGAGGTTGCCAAAGCTAAGTCCAGGTCCGAGATCCTCACCGAGATCCTCACCTTTATGCTCGTTGTGCTCATCAGCACATTCCTTCTCCGCGTCGTGTGGAACCGCTCCCTCGTGAAGCACATCTCCGTGCTCAAGCCCATCAACAACTTGCTTGATGCGTTCATCCTTGCTCTCTCCCTCCAGATTGTGCGTGGTATCTAAATAGATTCCATATTTCATTATTGATAAGTTGAAACACCAATCATATCAGTAACAAAAATCTCAGAGTATAGTAATAAAAACGATGGCTGCCATAGCTGTCGGTTTCGGAGCGATGTTATGTATTTCATCTAGTGTGGCCGCTATGATGATGGGTGGTGAGGATGATTCATCAGGAGCTGGAGCTGGAACCGGTGCGGGTCCAACTCTTCCTGAAGCTACATACGTTCGAGTAGCGAAGACCGAAGATATCACTGATTGGAATCAGAGATATATAAATTTACAAGAAGTAAGCGTCTTTGATGAGGCCGGTACCAATGTAGCCCTTAATAAGGGTGTTATTATGAATGACATGGGAAACCCTGATTATGTCGCTAGTCTCCCTCAGCTAGTTGACGGTGACGATTTAACTGGTGGGAACATAGGTGGACCAATTCACGATAATTCTCAGCCTCAAAAACAGTGGTTGCAAATTGAACTCGTCAACCCAACAAATATTAAATCCGTAAGACTGCATGATAGACCACAATATGGAAGTCGTCTCGTTGGAATTAAAGTTCAGTTATTAGATGAAAATCAGAGTATAATGACTGAATATACGACACCTGCTCTCACACTTGCAAATTCTGAAGCTGGTTTAATTCATTCCTATGATTTCGCGACAAAAACATGGACACATTCTTAATACTATATATTTAATTATTGATAAGTTGAAACACCAATCATATCAGTAACAAATATCTCAGAGTATAGTAATAAATAACGATGGCTGCAGTACCAATGTTAGCCGGTGTCGGTCTTATGATGGTATGCTGTTCTTCAAGTTCAGCCGCAATGATGATGGGTGGTGAGGAAAAGGAAGGCTCAGCCACAGGAGTGGGAGCCGATGACGCAGACGAAACTTTCACTATTCCCACAGAAGCTGATTCCTTAGCGGAATGCTATGGTGCGAGGTACTGGGATCTTCGTGCTGCATTTGGCACTGATAAAGCGGCACTTGGTGGGCACTATACAACAAACGGTGGAACAACTGAGGGTCGTTCCAATTCCTGTACTCTCTCAGATGAAGAGGCACAATGCTACCTCGACCGCTACCCAGCGGTACAAGCATATGCGGGTACTAATCTCAAATTAGCACGTAAACATTATTATGAGGTTGGTATGGGTGAAAATAAGGATTTCGTGTGTCCACCTGGTGTGACGGAGCTTAAGTGTTATGGTGAGAGGTACACAGATTTACAAAATGCTTTTGGTACCGATTATGAAGCACGTTCAACAGCCTCCACACTTTACAAACTTGGTCAGCATTGGAGCGCCCACGGAAAAGGTGAAAATAGAGACTATTCATGCCCTTAAACTCCCGTATTTCATTATTGATAAGTTGATACAATCAACTCTTGAATAATAAATGATTTAAACTTCGTTGTATCCAACGATTTTCTCCCCGTTAGGACCCTTGAGGGTGGGGAAAGCGGTCATACCGTCGCATCCACCCTTTTCGCAATCGACGAATACATGGGGCTTACCAGCCTTCTTCATGTAATCCAACTGCTTGACTGTCCATCCACACCCCTTGGTTCCGTAAATGGTCCACTTTTTACCACCACCAGCAACGGTAGGGGTTGTCTTCCTGGTCCTGTAGAGTAAGAACGCAACGAGGATGATTGCCACGGCGATTACAATTGTTGAGCGCTGCATTTATTATGGACTGAGATTTAATTTTCATAGTTTTTTAGCAAGTTCAGCGAGTGGAATATAGTTATTGGGATTGTTATTAGGGGTTATGGGTTTCGCGATACCAGGTCTCCTCATCCCAGGTCTAGGTTTCGTTTTCTTCACTTGACCAGCTTTCATGACAGCAATCGCACGTGCCATGGCATTCTTTGGATTTACTGGTGTCTTTGGTTTGGGGGGTGCAACCTTATTTGGGGGTTTGGGTTTAGGTGCAACCTTTTTAAGGACTTCATCGAGTTTAGACTCACCTGTGAAGAATGGTCTAGATAAGACCTTTTCAAAATCGGGTAAAACCTTACTGTGTTCAGCATTCATGTTTCCTCGAATTCGGTAGTTTTTTACACGGTTGGTTTTCATATTACGATACGACTCTGGATAAAGGGATTTAATGAAATTATGTATTTGTCTTTCTTCCTTATCACCTGGGTATTTAACCATCTGAAATACACTAATCAGGAATGTACTTAAATCATAGAGGGGGTGTGAGTTCCTAGAGATTCCTATATTTCTGTACTTGTTTGTATTAATCTCAGGATTCTTGATACGAGGCCACACCGAATATCCAAAATCAATCATCACAGCTTCCACACCACCATTTGATACTTGATACTTTTTACCTTTCAGTTTAATCTCAATATCCTTTTTGGGTACAGATTTGACCAATATGTTATTTGTATGAAGATCGTGATGTCTAAATCCTGGGTACTTCTGTTGGATTTTGTAGAGAGTGTAAATAATCTGCACCATTGCTGATTTCATGGCTTCCATTGTAGGTTGTGTTTTCCACCAATCGTAGAATGTCTTACCATCTACGTATTCAGTGTAGAGAATAGACTTACCATCACACTCCTTATACAAATACACTTTAGGAACTCCAAATTCTTCGAGTTTTTTTGCGATGGTATATTCCATTTTAGCAGATGGATCACGGGTTTCTTTGTAAGCTATATACTTTTTACACTTATTGTCTATACATCCACGATATACTATACCGTATTTACCCCGACTAACTTCAGTAGAACCCTTCATCATGGAACCATTAAACTTTTCCATCCATAGTTCAGATTTTGGTGAACAAGCCTTCTTACCCCTGAGTATTTTCTTTAGGATAGTGTTCATACTTATAATTGAAATATATTTTTATTCTATTTTGTCAAATACTTTAGAAAATCTTTTGAAATTCAAAGTATTTGAAAAAATAAAAAGTTTTTAATTTTTTATTTAGAATTTATATTTTTACTCATCAACCTCCTCAATCTCATCCTCAACCTCAACATCAACCTCATCATCGGGTAGGTTCACACCTTGGAAGGCAAATGAGGGAAGCTTTTCCGACTGCTCAAAGAGCGCCTGTTGGAGACGGATGGTCACACCGAACTTGTTGTCGATGAACCAAATCTGGTTGAGGTCAACAATAGCCATAGCCTTCTGTCCCTTCTCGATACTGTCGAGGGGAACAGCTTGCTTCTGCATAGAGTATGACTCAGGTACAAATGTACCGTCAGGCTTGGCGAGAATCTTCAGCTTGATAGTGGATGGGTACTGCTCCTTACCAGGGCGAACCATTGGCTTGTAGAGAGCCTGTTTGAGAACCTCAACATTGAAAGACTTACCGAGCCACTCCTCCGAGTTCTCAGCCACCTTGTTTACGATGATATCATCGAGTTCCTTGAGCTTCTCGTGAAGCGCCATAGCCTCAGCATTATCGGGGTCAAATGAAAGGTCGAGGGAGTATGATGTACGTCCAGTAGCCTCATCAGTAAACGCACTCATACCATAAGGTGAGCGCATGAAGGGGAATTGGAGGTAGAGTTTTTTGTTGTCGCCGGCGTTCAGGTAGACGGCCTTGCCGCCATTTTTGTTCTTGCGAAGTTTTGAAAACTGCACGTTGGCAGCGGAGAATTCGGTGGATTGCTGGATAGTGAGCGACATTGTTTGTAGTGGGTTATATTTATATTAGGTGGCTCCCCTTTAAGTCATGATCCATCGGTTAATAAATTTTCCAACTTTATATTCATATTTCGCTTTATCACCATCGGGAATTGGGGGGGTGGTCATCACAAGGTCAGCTCCATTGTAAAATTGAACCACAGACTTATGGATTTGGGGACGAGTTCTGGGATCAATGCGGTTAATGACAACAATCTTAGCTACTTCCTTTTCGCCACCAAGATCAAGATCTAAAAATTGACCGGCAGGGGCACCATCGGCGCTATGAGCCGTGTTTGTTAAATCACCATCATTGGCATTTGCGGCCGCCCAGTCGGGGTGCTGGGTGGTACTTAATGCAGCTGTACCTGTAAGAGCGATATTAGTACCAGCTTTATCAAATACTTGTATTTCGGCTATGTGTAAGTTATCAGTACCGAAGTTTTGGAGGCGAATCTTAGTCGTCTTTACGGGTGTACCATCAGTGTTAGTGGTCATGAAGGCATTAGTTTTAGGATCATACTCAATAAGGTGAGAAGAACCATCAGTCCATGTTGGAATAGCCTTTGTCGCAACACTGGTGGTACCATTAAGAACTTCGATATTGACACCACCCACTTCCGCAGTTCTAGCATCCGTACGTGATAAGACCTGGATACGCTTAATCTTCTTTGCGGCGCTAAACTTGAATTCGATGAATGTGTCAGTATCACTGTTCAAGCTGTGGAATGGGGCATGCATTAAATCAAGGTTTGTGAGTCGTTCAACCCCACCCCAATTTGGTTCAGTTGCACTTGAAGTGACAGTCACACTCCCATCGTGACTGATGAGTTTATCAGTTTCATCATATATCACGACTTCAGATATCATGAGAGGACCGTCGGTGCGTGTAAGCTTGACTGTGTCAGCTTCTACATAGTTAATAACAGGCGCTCCTACTCCTGCTCCACCTAAAGAATCATCACCACCACCACCACCCCTCATCATCATAGCCGCACTTGAAGAACAACATACCACCATAAGACCGACACCGGCTATCATTGGCATAGACATTATTTGTTTAATATACCTGTACATTTTTTTCTCAACATATATCAAAACAAATCATGGGTGGTCTCGGACTATTTAAAGATTGTGGATGTGGATGTGGTGGTCAGAAGCAGGAGGATAAGTTGATCATCTCCATCATCTCTGGTCTCACATTTTTCATCGTTGCGAACCCCGAGACTTTCCGTCTGGTCAGGCGGGTCCTCGGGTCGTGGATTGCGACCCCTACTGGGTGCCCCTCAACCCTGGGTCTACTTGTGCACACTCTCGTGTTCATCCTCGTCGTATGGGGTATGATGAACATCAAGAAGCAAGGTGGTGGTGGCTGTGGTGGTAAAAAGAAGAAGGGGTGTGGGTGTGGTGGTGCCAAGAAGGGAACGAAGGTTGTTGTTGAAGCCCCAGTTCCTATGGAGGAGGCCCCCGACCCAAGACCCGAATTTGCCGAGCGTACCATCGAGGTTGTAGACAGTGGTCGTATGCTCGAACCCGCGCCTATCGATTCTGAAGGCACCCTTTTCAAGTAAATTAATTCATGCATTTTCCAGTCAATTTGGATAAATTGATAGTAAAATGTTTAACAGTACATCGAATACTTGATAGATTTAAGTCCATATCCTTCATCATTGGCTTTGGTCCTTGCAGTGGGAGTAGCAGTCTTTGCAGCCCACTTTGCAAGAACCTCAGCATCTGTGGTCGCCACACATGCGTCGGTAGCACCCATACCCCCTCCACCAAAACCCGCGTACCCAGCATCCTTAATCGAATAGTTACAGTTGCCACCAACCTTGGTCACATCGATTTCAACCATTTTGCAATGTTGGTCAGTTTTGCGCATCGCGATATATTTCTTATTGGTTGCACTGGAACTCAATTCGTGGAATGTATGTGACATACCCGCCGCAGTGGCTTCTGTACTAGAAATGGGGACAGCATTATTGATATAGGTACCCCACCATGTAGCGGCTTCAGGTTTAAAGTCATCAATACTCTCACATGCCACTGTTCCAGTCTGGGCATCGAAAGTTTGGTCTGGTTTACAGGCTGGACCCGAGTCTCCTGCTCCTGCTCCTGCTTTTGTAGCAGTGGTGGGGGTTTCCTCACCACCACCCATCGCCAAGGCAGCCATACTTGAGGAACAACATACCGCCATCATTCCTACACCGGCTATAGCTATAGCAGCCATCTTTGTTTAGTATAAGAAAATATTAAAATTCCTCCCTTTTCAAGTAAATTAATTCATGCATTTTCCAGTCAATTTGGATAAATTGATAGTAAAATGTTTAACAGTACTTATTGTATACGCGCTTGATATTTATTTGGAACTTTACATTTTTGCAAGGATTCACCTTGAGACTGGGGCATACCATCCTCCTGTAATTTACTGTTAATCCAGTCTGTCTGAGGAATGGTACAAAAGGCTACGGGTTCAATGCGCGCTTGATATTTATTTGGAACTTTACATTTTTGCAAGGATTCACCTTGAGACTGGGGCATACCATCCTCCTGTAATTTACTGTTAATCCAGTCTGTCTTAGCAACGTCACAGAAAGTTGCGTAAGGGTCGGGAGAACCATCATCAGCATCAGCATCATCAGCATCATCATCTGAATCTGAATCTGAATCTGAATCTGAATCTGAATCATCCTCTTTCTTTTTCGTGTCATCACCCATCATCATGAAAGATGACAGTGAAGAACAGCATACCATCATAAGACCGACACCTGCTAACATTGGCACGGCAGTCATTTTTATATTAAGTTAATATTATTTTCTAAAATTCTTCATCGAACCCAATTTCATCTGAGGTATCGTCCATCTTTCCGTATTAGGAATGTGTCCATGTTTTTGATGGATATTCGAACGTGTGTATCGACCCCTCACTAGCATTACTAGATGTAAGTTCGCCAGATTTTGCCTCATCCATCCATGTATGGTCAGTGCCATAAAGCATGACCTTAAGTTTATGAAGATTGTGTGGAGTATCCGATTTACCATGAACGACAACTTTGTGTATTCTCTTTATTCCACCAAGGTTAATTTCAAGCCAGTGTTTTTGTGTTGTTCCCCCTGTACGTGAAACAGATGTTAAATCATCATCAACCAAATTACCGGTAAGAGAAGCATACTCTGGATTTGATGCATCACTCATAGTTACTGTTCGATTTAGTGCTATATTTTTACCTTTTTCATCAAACACTTCAACTTCTGATAAATTTATAAATCTATGTTCTTGGTTAGTAATATCGACGGTCTTTCCTACTCGTACGTAGACAGCTTGTGGGAGGAGAGCGATTTCTTCATCTGTCATAGGAACTGGTGTTGGGATACCCACTTCATCCACTCCAGGGGTCGTGACTGGGGTTTCATCCCCATTACCCATAGAAGCAGCGAAACTAGAAATCACACAACACACACTGAGAAGACCGACACCTGCTAACATTGGCACGGCAGCCATTTTTATATTAAGTTAATATTATTTTCTAAAATTCTTCATCGAACCCAATTTCATCTGAGGTATCGTCCATTTTCCCGTAATCCCCAACCCTTTTTTCGAAGAAGTTTGTTTTACCGTCAAGGCTAATATTTTCCATAAAGTCAAATGGATTTTTGGAGTTCCAAATTGGGGGTTGCCCAATTTGTTTGAGAAGGCGGTCCGATACATACTCGATGTATTCAGCCATTTTCTCAGAGTTCATACCAATGAGATTACATGGGAGTGCGTCAATGATGAAACCCTTTTCAATTTCAACCGCCTCTTTAACAATTGAGTGGATGGTTTCGGTCGAAGGTTTGTTTCTGAGTAGTTTGAAGAGTTCGACAGCAAACTCTTGGTGAAGCCCCTCATCCCGGGAAATGAGCTCATTACTGAAGCAGAGACCAGGCATTAGACCTCTCTTTTTCAACCAGTAAATGGCACAGAAACTACCAGAGAAGAATATACCCTCAACACATGCAAACGCAAAGAGACGTTCAGCGAATGGGCGAGTTTTGGTATCGAACCACTTCATGGCCCAATTCGCTTTTCTTTCAATACAGGGAACAGTTTGGATAGCTTCGAAAAGTTGTTTCTTTTCAGTAGGGTCCCTAATATATTTGTCGATAAGTTTAGAGTATGTCTCCCCATGAACCATTTCATTGTGGCATTGGTATGCATAAAATGAACGAGCTTCGGAGATTTGTACCTCATCCGCGAAATTGTTATTGATATTTTCAAAAACAATTCCATCAGAACCAGCAAAAAATGCCAGGATATACTTTATGAATTTTTGTTCGTTATCGTTTAGAGTCTTCCAATCGTCTAGGTCTTTAGAGAGGTCTACTTCCTCAGCAGTCCAATTGGACATTTGAGCCTTCTTATAGAGTTCCCAGAGCTCAGGATACGCCAGGGGGAACACGGTGAATCTGTTTAGGGTTGGGGATAGGATTGGTTCGTACTCTTGTTCTATATAGTCCTGAAAGTCAAAATAGGACCCGGTGTGATTTCCGTTAATAAATATTTGAGGGTAGGCTGCAACTTTTCCACCACACAATTTAGTGAGTTCTTCTTTGTCGACCATGATTTTCTCATACTCGAGATTCTCTGACTCACATAGTTCCTTTGCGTGGTCACAATATTTACACTCCTCCTTTGAATAAATAATAACTTTCATCTGTGATATTATCCTTGATTATTTTTTGTCAGAAAACTCTAAGCATGATTGTGCCCTCTGATATAAATCAATATGATATAGTAAAAGTTTTAGTAAATGAAGACGGTGTTGAAGACCAAATGTACGGTATAGTTGGGATGAACACCGGTAAGACCCTTGGCCTGAGATATCTCAATGCAACTGAATTGGTTTACAAAAATGCATGTGTATATGAACTTGAATCGACGGAGCTTTCTCCCGCCCCGTATGAAAGTGTTATGGAACACTACCCTATAGGAACTAAGTTTGAAGATCTGGAAATGAAACCCCTAGGTATGGATCGTTTTGCATTCTATTCAGAAATAGACGTCGAGGATAGTGATAGTGATATTTATGACGAAGGTCAAGAGAGTGGATCTGATCTAGAAGGTTTTGTTGTATCCGATAGTGAAGTAGTAGGTCAGGATATCCCTTTACCCCCGGGTCATGAGGCGATTGATAAAGAATGGAACAAGTGGGAACCATCCACTTCAGGTGGAAAGAGTTTCAAAGAAACGATTGATGCAATCGAAACGAGGGTTAGACGCCTAAGTGTATGATGCGTTGTTTGAAAATTTTAAAAAAGAGTACCACATTCAAAACAATGCTGGCAGCTATATGGAAACAACTAGAAGAAATAAAACCAAAAACAACCGAAGAAAAGCCAGTTAATAATAGTATATGTAAAATTTGTTCCGGTGTAAAAGTTATTACACGTGAAGGACTCCCCACGTGTTCTGAATGTGGGCTTGTTGATTCTTATTTCGTAGATGATTCAGCTGAATGGACGAGTGGAATGACAGATGATGGTAAAGTGAATGACCCCGCCAGGTGTGGTAATCCGAATGCAAATCCGGAACTTTTCTCACAGGCGTGGGGTAAGGGTACAATTATATCTACACAACACTCTTCAACCTATGAAAACAAACGAATGGCGAAAATCAATTTCCATATGTCTATGAATCATAAAGACCGGTCATTGTTTCACGCGTACAAAGATATTGACGAAGCATGTCATACACTCCAAGATTCTATTCTAAAAGACGCTAAAATATTATACAGAAAATTCAATAATGAAAAACTCACCAGAGGTGCCGTACGTCTAGGTA